CTACGTGCTGGCATGTCCTGACCGAGACTATGGGCTGCCCGTTGTCCGTATATATGCCCGCCTGCATCTTGTAGATGTTCCCGCTCTGCCAGTCGCCGATAAGGTGCATCCCCGCGAAATAGGCGTAGCAGTTCCCGACGTGCCTCCCTATCGCGTAGGCGCCGCCGGTCCATGTCGATCGCTCGTGCCAAAGCCCTGTAGAGGCGTCGTAGACGAAGGTCGCGTTGCCTTGCGGGAAAGTGAGCACGTAAAAAGTGTGACCTCCATCAGAATAGCAGTAGCCGAAGGCGTCAACGACGGTGGATAACTGGCCGATCCGGTAGTTGATCGGCGGGGGGCTGACTACCTGGGGGTTGCCCCCCTGGCCGACGATCTGGACGACCCCCACAAGCTCGCCACCGTCGTTATGGCGCTCGTTGGCAAGAAAGAAGAGGGAGTTGCCGCCCCTCGCGGCGGACCAGGGCGCAGGGGTGCCGTAGTCGAGGACCGCCGCGCCCGACCGCTGGAAGGGGAACCCCTGGCTCGTCGGCACGCCCGCGTCGTACCAGACCTCGGAGGTGTACTCCTTGATGATCCATAGCTGCTGCTCCATATTGAAGATGCACTTTATGAGGTCGGGTGCGGCCGATATGGGGGAAGTAGCGAGGGCGTTCCAGGTCGTGCCGTCATAGAGATTCGAGGCGTACGCCGACATGCTGCCCGAAGGGGCAACCACGAAATAGCCGTCTATGTAGGCCAGGGCGATGGGGTTCCCCGGCCAGCCGCCCCCCGAAATAGCCGCGAAGGCGGCGGTCGAGATGTTGTAAATGTAGCCCGCAACGCCGTCGATTATCATGAGCTGGTTGCCGCCCACGCCGGAAGCGGCAAGGCCGTTATCCGCCATGAGGACCCTGCCGCTTGATGTCTGGAGCGTACCCAGAGGGGCGGACATCACGCCGGCCGCCGTCAGGGAGTAGAGCTTTCCGCCGATTACCACGTAAAGGAGGCCGCCGAAGACGTGCGTCCCCCGCACCACTCCCGAGCCGAAGCCCGCCCAGGGGGCCGTCCCCGGCGTCCCCAGGAGGGCGATCACGTCTTTGGCGTCCCTGGGTGATATCTCCGGATAGAGGTTGACGGACCGGGAAGCATCAAGGTTGCTGCTCACTCCTAAGTATCCCGCTCCGCAAATCGGAAGATGCATCTTACGACCCCTTTGCCGACTTTGTCATATAACCCAGGATGCCGCCGCCCACCGCCGTCGCAATTTCAGGGTGGCCGGTGGCCAGGCCCCAGCATGCGAGGACAGTCAGGCAGATCAAAGCCACCGCATTGTCGTCGAAAAGCTTACCCATCGTTGCCACCTTCCCCGGTGGCTTAGGCCGGGGGGGCTGCCGCCGCTACGGCCGCCGCGTGGATCCCGAACAGGTTCTCGAACTCCTGAACGAGAGCGGGGAGGGCGGGCGCGTAGGTCTCGAAGGTTTTCTTTGCCCCGCCGCTCAAGATGTTGTCAGCCACGGCCGCCGCGACCTCGACGCCCTGGTTGATGTTCGCCTGCGTCGCGCTGTCCACCTTCCCGCTCGTCGCCTGAAAGATGTCGTGTGTGACCGATGGTACGGTCTTGAGGGCAGCGGCAGCGAATGGCGCCGTAACCGGGTCAAAAGCCATAGCCATGCCGATAAGCTCTTCCAGTCCTTCCACTACAGATTCTACGTTCATACTCTTTCCTCCTTGTTTTTATCGCGCTGCTTACGCAGTCGCGTATTTCGCTCTCAGTGCGTCGCACCGGTTGAGCAGCCCCTTGAGAAACTGAGGCTTGGCGGTCGTTCTGTAGTGCTGCTCCCGCATGTCCAGAAACTCGCGCCAATCCTGCGTGATGGCGAGGGTATGCTTTGCCCAATTTTCCCCCGGGTTCACGGCCGAGTCGAAGGCTACCACGTCCAGAGGATGGGGTAGTGAATCGGCAGCTATGAAGTCCCAAAAATGGACCCGATAGAACTCCGTCGCGTACGCCCCCGCATCATCCGGCGCCATATCCTTGATGAGCGAGTACTCATGCGGCCAGAAGTGAGCGGATATGCCGAGGCGGGTCTGCCCGCCGGGATCGCCCTTCAGATTCGAGTCGAAGCCCTCCTCGCGGAAGGTAAAGGCGATAGCTTCGGGAAATGAGCCGTTCATAGTTTCGCCGTCCTTTGCAGGAGTATCTTTATATCGCCCCGCATCTCCTTAATTGCCCCCCAGAACTCGTCTTGGTCCTTCTCCCTTTCCCTCTCCATGGTGGCATGAAGGCTGCACACCTTCCCGCTGCCGTTATCCTTCGACCGCTTTATTACTGCCATTGCCACCGGACAAGCCGCGAATGCCACTCCTACTATCAGGACCGCGAGCTCCATGCTCATCCTCTCTCCTCCGCCTCATGCCCCCGTGTACGCCGCCCTTGCCGCCTTCTTGTTGGTATGCCTGGTCTGTGCTGCTGCCGGCAGGTCGGTCACCGCGATTACCCCTTTCGCAATAAGCACATCTATCATGTCTTCAGTCCCGCGAGGCAGTTCCGCATCCGTCAATTGGAGAGCCTGGAGAGCCTGCCACTTGGCGGCGTTGACCTGGATCGTCGCCCCGTCCCATATCGAACACGGGTTGAGATCGGGGATCAATGCGCCGGAGTAGACATGCTCGTTTGCCTGAAGCACATACGAGTCATCCACATAACGCATGTTCGTAATGGAACCGCCTGCCGTTGCTTGGAGGACTATCCTTGCCATGGTTCCTCCTTTAGAATCCGTAACCGGTAAGTGTAATCGTGCATCCGCCACTTCCTACTGTTATTTCGTAATAGAGCGTTGACGGCGTTAGAATAAGCATATACCAAGGGCTGTACAGAGAGGCCGCACCGGAATACATATTTACAAACCCGGTGGAGGCTGACGTGGGCGCTACTGCACAGCCAGTCGAAGAGGCGTTTACAGCCATGTATCCCCAGGCACGTTTCGCAGGGATGGGAATGGTTGAAGAGCTACCAATCGCCGTCCATGTTCCCGCTGTTCCGCCGCTAACTAAAACGGAGGGGGATGCTGGAATGTCTATCGGACTTGCGTACCAGTTCGTCCCGTCAGTCCAGATATCTGGGTTACCAGAGAGTGCGACGGAATTAAGGCCGAAGCCGCTTGCCGTGCCCCATAGGTATGTGGACGCAGGAAGCGCAAGGGTGACGACGGCGGAGCTTATGTTCGTCACTTTCAATATTCCCCGCGATCCGATGCTGCCGACTGCCGGTAGGGTGAGTGTGCAGGTAGTTGAGCAGTTCATCGTGAGTGAGCCGGGGAAATCGCTATTCTGTACGGTGTAGTTACCTGTCTTTGTGGATGATACCGGAGCAACGCCAGGTGCACCCCCATCCGCTAAGTTCTTGCCGTCAGTACCAGAGAACATAGCAACGTGGCCCGCTGTGGACGAGCCGGGGCCTACGGCAGTGTTGGCGTTGTAGCCTTGGACAATCGAGCCGATGTTGCCCGAGTTAAGAAGCGTGTAGGCCCCCGCGCCGTGTACGCCAGTTGAGGCAGACGCATGACTGTTGAGGTTGCCCTGAACAGTGGAGGCGGCCCCGTAAGTGTCATAGGTGGCACTCCCAAGAGCGGCCATGATGTCCGCCACCTGGAGGAGCGACAAGACCACATTTGCTCCATTCCCTCTCAGATAATAACCCGAACTTACCCCACCCGCGAGAGCGTTCAGGGCTGCTTGCTGCGTAGTCTGTCCCGTGCCGCCGTTCGCTATGGGAGCCACAGAGAGGTATGAGAGCGCCCCGAGCGTTCCGCCTGCGCCTATATTAAGGCTCGCGCCGTCGTTGCCGAGAAGGGTAAGCGTACTTTGGACCGTGAAGACCTTGCCCGCCGTAACCACGCTCTGCCCGTATGATATGGGGGTGGACCCGCAAGACGGCTGCCATTTCCACGCCCCCGGATTGGCGGGGTCGGGAACGTAGCAGTCCGCGTGCAGGACCGTTGCCGCTGCCAGGTTCGCGAGGATGAGAAGGACGAAAATCAGTCTTTTCATATTGACCTCACGTCTTGATTATGAAGTTGACCACCGCAAAGGGGTCCATGATCGCCATAGATGAAGGCGTTGTAAAATTGTCAACACCGCCCGTCTCTCCTGTTCCGGTGTTGTTATAATTGTTAGTCTGCCCGCCATCAGTGAAGTAGACTGCTCCTGGTTGAGCGGTCACAAGCGTCCCTGCCACTGTGCCTCCCGTGGGACCACCCCACCCAGTATTTGGAACAGTTAAGCTCGGGACAGAATGTGTATGGCCGGGAAACTCCCCCACTACTTGCGTGTGCGTCTCTGCCCCGCCCTTAGCGCCAATAACCCTGTTCACACCCGTCCCACCGCCCTCAGCCGTATTTCCCTGGCCCGCCCCTATAGGGACACGTCCACGCATGTCGGGGACGTTGAAAGTGGTAGAGCCGTCTCCTGCGCCGAAAGTCGTGCCGATCACGTTGAAGAGAGCCGCATACGTGGTGCGGCTCACGGCGGACCCGTTGCAGACGAGCCAGCCCGTGGGGGCGGACGCCCCGGCGTACATCCTGACCTCGCCCGTGAAGAGTCCCAGAGAGCCGTAAGGCAGCGAAACGTGCTGAGAGGCCGTGATGATCCCAGTTGCTATAGCTGATAGCCCCGAATCCAACTGACCGGAATCCCATGTAACGGTTACGGTCGTCGTCAGGGGGCTCCCGCTCGCGGAAGATGTCTGGACGGTCCCGTAGACCGTGCCTGCGGCGACGGTTGCCTCCACCCTCTCGCCCGGCGTAAAAAGGGCGGTCTGGTCTCCGGGCGTAGAAAAGGAAGTGGCCGACAGGTAGGTAAAGCTGAGGCTCTGAGGGACCCATTCACCTATTTGTGGGCTCGACGTGCTCGGCATGGAGGAGACGTTGTCCCTTGACCATACCTGCACTCCGTTCGCGTCCTGGAGGACGAGCTTAGTGTAGCCGGAGAGCCACACATCCGCCTCGCCGTTGGAATCGAGTATGACGGGATTAGGGTTCTGGGTAAGCCCCGTGGAGTCCGTGTATGTGGACTTCAGAAAACCCGTGCCGGACGTACCCGGTTGCAGCGTCCAGAGCTGCCCGCCGGATAGCGGGTTGCCCGTGCCCGGGTAGAACGCCTTGAAGCGGGGATATGGTGCAATCGATGTCTGGCTCATGGCTTAACCTCCATCACTGCTGCCCCGTTAGAATGTTGTACGGCACCCGCTTGCCCGGTACTTCTATAACCGAAGTCGGCTGCCGCGCGTTCATCATCTCCACGACGTGCATGGAGGAAAGGGCGAGGTCCCTCAAATCCTGGGGGATCGGCCTCGCATCCTCGTGGTACTGGCGCCATAAACGGATGGCAAGGTTATATTCCAGAGCCTCGTAGTAAGCAGATTGGAAGGTGACCGTGTCGGTTGGCGCCTGGAACTCGGTCAGCCCCTTTTGCTCGCCTATAAAGAGCGTGTAAGGGCTCGAGGCGTCAGGGTTCGGATAGAGGTTGACCACGCCGGTCTGCACGCCCGCCTGAGTAATGCCGGGATCGAAAAAAAGGGCCGTGGGCCTGCCCGTAGCTATCGCCTTGTCGGTGATCGAGTCCCACTCCTCCCTCGTCAGGATATCGAGGCCGGTATCCTCGTTGTTCCCGTCCCTTATGAACCCATCGGTGATCTTCGAGGGCTTCGGCGTGTTGAGGTCTCCGCCTATGCCTATCGTGTACGCCTGCTTGCCGGCAGTGAGAGCGAAGCCCTCAAGGATCGTCCCGAGCACCATGAGCGAACGGACGGACCAAGCATCGATCATGGTATTGAGCTTGGTAAGGCCGTCCGTAAGCTCGTCCGCCGTCGGGCTTTCCGACTTCGCCAGCGCCCCTATGTCCTGGAGCGCCGATTTTATGAGCTGCTGGACCTGAAGGATCACCTATTTTCCCTCCTGGGACGCCGGTTCAACGGCGCTTGGCCCTTTCCAGGCTATCCAGATAGACCCGGCCAAAATCTTGTAAGGCACACCGAGCTCCGCAAGGGCCTGCTTCACGCCCGCCTCGTTGATGTCGTGCCCGCAGAGACAGACCTTGGGTATCCTGGCCCATGCCTCGATGTCGGCCTTTGCGGCCTCGTAGGTATGCTCCCCGTCGAGGAACACCATATCCACGTCGCCCGGCTTGAAGCGCCCGGCGGCTTCCAGGCTGTCAGTCTTCAGGACGGAGAGGTTCTTGAAGCCCTCCGTGTTTCGCTTGAAGGCCGCGTAGATGTCCTCATGTTTGGCCGCAGCGTGCGTCGTCTCCCTCTCGGAAGGGCTACCCTGAAAGTGGTCTACTGCGACGACAAGGCCCCTGCAGCCGGAAGCGAGGGCGTGGGTGCTCCGCCCCTTCCAGCTTCCCACCTCGACGACCGTCTTCATCTGGGCCGCGAGGTTGTAGAGCACACCCAATTCCCCGGGGGACATCCAGCCCTCTATCTCCGGGCTGGGCATCCGGTAGGCGCTTACTCCCCACGCGATAAGCGCCTGCCTCATGGCGGCCGCCTTCTCCTCGATGGTCGCCTTGTAATTGTGCCAGACCTGCCATGAGGCGCCAACGTCCCGGCATATGTCCGGGATGAGCATGTGCTTGAGGCCGAAGCGGGCGATGTTGCGGGAGACCACGTAATCGTCTATGAGGTGCTCCGCCCTGATCCCGAAAGCCCTCTCGTCGGCTGTGGGGTGGATCCTGGAGACCGCCTCCTCAAGGGTCAGGTCTTCCAGGGGACGCCAGATATCGAGGCACCAGTCGGAGGCGGCAAGGCACCAGTTGCCCTTGCCTATCCACCGGCCGTCCCGAAGAAAATACTCGTCGGGCTCGAACCTCGTGGGCGCGAAGTCGGTCCCTACCGAGAGGGTCACACCCTTCCCGACTACCGCCGTCACGTCGAACATATCGGGGTGGATCAGCGCGTCGGCGTCGAAGAAGAGATGCCAGTCCGCCCCGTTCTTCCCGGCGAGGTCCCATATCTGAAACTTCTCGTAGACGGGCGGGAAGTCAGGGAACTTCCGCTCGCCGATAACCTGGAAGTCCGCCCCGATCTTCGCGGCGTACTCCCTGAAGATGGGAAAGGTTATCTCGGTGATCTCCGGCGCGTAGCCGCCTACGTCGAGCGAGTAGAGAACCTTTTTCATCCCTTAGCCTCCTAGCGGCCGGGTTAATGCAGCATAGAGCCCGCGCCTCCGGCGCTCCGGAGCATAGGGCATAGGGCTTTTAAAACTCTCTGCTCTTTGCTGTTCTTACTCCATGCTCCATGCTCTATGCTGCATTTGCTCCCTATCCTGTGATGCGGCATGCTAACTCTGGACGCAACGCCGCCCATCCCGCCAGCACGTCAACCCTGCACGGGAACTGCTGGTAGTTTATGTCGTAAGCCCTGACGATCAGCATCGAGACGCCGTCGTAGGTCTCCCTGGCCGCGAAATCCACCCCGCGCGGCATCTCCAGGTCCGCCGTCGCCAGCGTGAAGGCGTCCTGGTGGTAGGCCAGGTTCATGGGGTAGGAAGTATTCGCCGAGCCGGAAAGCAAGGTTATAGCCGCGTTCGCAGCCGGGCTTGCTGTTACGGTCCCGTTCGCGATGTTCGCGCCGGCCACGACTATCGACGGGTAGACGCTTATGGCGCAGTTGCCGTTCGCGTCGGCGGTGTTGTTCGCCGAAGTTACCACGAAAGAAGCTGCGAAGCCCGTCGTCGTCTGGTTCTCCGGGTTGACGGCGCTTACGTTGGCGATGGTGATGATCTCCCCCGGCATGAGCACGTTGGCTGCGTTCGCCGTCCATCCATGAGTGTTGAGGTTCGCCCCGGTCTGGCCCGCCCCGGCCACGTTCGCGCTCGCGCTGCCCGCGTGGCTGCCCGTGGTCAGCATGTTGACGTTCTGGTCCATGGCGAACTCGAAGCCCAGGGCCGTCCCTATGACGCCCTTGCGGTACTGGGCCGATATTTCCCCGGAGTCCTGAAAGAGACCGGAGAGGGCGCCCACCGACTGCGCCATAGCTCCCGGGTTGAGGACGCAGCGCCTGTTCTCGTCCCTCGGCGCGGCCTGATAGTCCATCATCATGCCCGTGTTCAAAAAGACCTGGGGCGCGTTGTACTGGAGGAGCCCCGTCGCACTGCCCAACGGCGTGCCCGGCGTGGTGCCCGGCGTGCCCACCTGGTTGAAGACGTTGGCGGCGAGCGCCAGGCCGTCCTGGTCGATCTGAGAGGAGAGCCTTGCCATAGCAGGCACGAGGATGCGCTTCGAGAAGTCGTCGAGAGAGAGGGTAAGGTCCTGCTGGGTGAAATTGAGGCCCACCTGATAGTTCGTGGTGAGCTGGACGGGGACGGTGCTCTCGGTCGTGCCCTGCATGTTGAGGGTCGTGCCCTTCGTGATGTAGTACTTGTTGGGCAGCCTCACGTTCACGGTGGCGCCGATCTTGGCGCCAGGAATGGCAAATTCCTTGCTGTACTGCTTGTTGACGTTCTTCACGAAGACGAGGTTGTTATGGAGGACCCGAAGGGCCTCGCGCAGGACCTGCGTCGGCGTGAGAAGCGTGTTCGTTGCATAAGATGGCATTGTTCGTTACGCTCCTTGCCTCCATCTTTTTGAAAACCGTTCGACGTTCAAGGTTCAGGGTTCAAGGTTCAGGTTCAGAAAAGAGGGGTTTTAACATTGAACGTTGAACATAGAACATTGAACATTCCTTTACCGTCCCACTGGGCCGCTCTTTCCCTTGCCGCCGCCGGGGTTGAGACCCGCGACCTTGGGATTGGCGGCCTGTTCTTTCGCATATTCGGTCCGGCTCCCGAAGGACTCACGCTTCGGCGCCGGGGCCTTGCCGGATTGGCTTCCGCTTTTCGACATTCTTATCACCTCCTTTTCCCGTACTGTTTTTCGTTCCTGCGCCTGACGAATTCCTCTATGGGAACTTTCTCGTCGTCCATCTCCAGCGCTCCCGTCTGGCCGCCCACGGGCTTGACCGGCTCCGGGGCCTTCGAAACGACCTTCGGGGCGGGCTTCTCGGCGGGGGCGGCGGCCGGCTTCCCGGCGGGGGCTTCCCCTGCCTGCGGCTCTGCTGCCGGGCGCGCGGCGAGCAATCGCGCCTCGATCCTGCCCATCTCCCTTGCTGCCTGGGCGGGGTGCATGTAAGCGAGCTTTTGGGCCTCGTCCCTGTGGTCCGCGAGATAGCGCACGATCGCCGGGCCCACGTCGCTGTCCTTGATGATGAAGGTCATGACCGGGCTGATGGAAAGGGTGGGGTCGTTGACGGCGTCCATCAGGGTCGCGTCCGTCTTGGCTGCCTCTGCAAGGCGCGTCTCGAACTTGCGGTCGAGCTCGGCCGTAAACTGCTCTACCTGAGTGGCGCGCGTCGCCTGCCTGGCCTCCCGCCTGTGGATTTCCGCGAGATACTCGGTGCGGGCCTGCTCGAAAGCCTCGTTTGACTCGAAATCTTCAAGCCGCGGCGCGACGAGGGGTTTGTCAGCCGGCTCCGGTGGGGGCTGCGCGGGCTGTGGGGCTGCGGCACCCTTACCGCCGCTTATGAGGACCAGCCGCTCCAGGCGCTCCAGGCGCTTGTCCAGCTCGCTTTGAGGCTCCGCTGCGGGCCTTGGTGCCTCTGCCGGCTTCTCTGCCGCCTCCGGTGCTGCGGGGGGCGGGGCTGCGGGTTTTTCCGCCTCTGCGGGTGCGGTTGTCGCTGCAGGCTGCGCGGCCTTCCGGCCTCCGCTGTTCCTTTCCATGATGAACTCCTCGATGGTCTGTTCTTTGACCGCCGGGGCCGGGTCGCCTGCCGATCCGATGTTCTGTCCTTGTCCTACTGCCATAGTGGGACCTCCTTTTTACTTGCCCGGCCCGCTGCCGGGCGCGTCTTTGAAAGCTCTTTCGGGCCGAACAAAAAGGACGACAGTGCAAGTGGTGTAGGCACCTACACTGCCGTCCTTAATGTCCGCTTTCGTCCCATCCCGGCCCGGCCCGGATGAGAACCCGAATTGTCTATTTACCTATTCCCTATCACCGTCTCCTTATCCTCCGGCCATGCCCAAAATTGATAGACAAGATAGCCTGAGTCTCGGTAAAATAGCCGGATGAAGATATGCTGTCTTGTCTTCTTGGTTCTTTGCCTTTCCACAATCTCACAAATTGGCCTCGCATCAGATGGGAGCCAGCATCCACCTAAGCATGGCGCCGCTAAACAACAAAATACCCAAACTCATAATAACAAGCCCAATCATACGACGATCCAAAACAGCAAAGACGTAAGCACCTCCAAAACCGATGCAGAAGCTGAAGAAAGAAGACAACAACAGAAGGAGAACATAGAGATCAACCGAAGCATAGCGAGAGCTACTTGGGCAATAGTGGTTGTCGCCTCCCTTCAATTTATTGCCATACTCACACAAGCCATCGTTATGCTTAGACAAAGAAATAGATATAGAGAAATCGCCGCTGCCCGCTTGCGAGAAGTCTTTTCCCCCGAAATGGCAAAGATGAGACAGCAAATGGAAAGCAGATTGGGCACCGATGTGCCCATAGACATACTCAATGCTCTTGACTCTAGGATGCCCCAGTATTGGGGAGCTATTGAACAATTCCGCACTTACCTGCCCCGCAGAAAGAAAAAGCCATACGACGAGGCATGGCAGGCATACTACTGGCACGCGCCAGCTGCATATGCTAAAAAAGCCGATATACCTACTTATTTTGAACGAATTGAGAAGATTTTGAATTTTGCCAAGTAGGAGCAGGCCGAACACCGTAACAGGTGCCGAGGCGATTTTCGATGGATGACGCGAACCGCCGACTCCGTCTCTTTCGGCCTTCTTGTGTTGCCCACACGCGGCCGGAGGAAATTTCGATGATAGGTGCGTAATCGGCGAAGATGCGGACCGGAGCATACTTTTAAGTATGTGAGGACCCTGCATCGAGGCGATGCCCGCGCATAGCGCGAAATTAACCCGGCCGCCCATCATCGCGGCACCATCCTTACGGGGGCAAACACTTCTTGGAGGAGATCTAGTAAGACCTTGCGCACCTCGCCCGTCGTCTCCTGCGCCTCCTTCAGTGCTTTCAGCTTTTGCACCTGCAGCTTCTGCCTCTCCACTTCCAGGTGCGCCCGTTTTACCTCCAATTCCGCAATCTTAATCTGCATTTGAGGGGGCGGGGGCGCCGGAGGCCTCGGAGGTGCGCCCTCCTTGGGAGGCACAAGGTGGGGCGGCATTGTCCTCTCGATGCGCTCCGCTATCTCCTCCGCCCCCAAAAAGTCCTGGAACTTGTAGACAAGGTCCCCTGCTATCATCATGATCTGAGGATATGCCGCGCCGAGCCTTTCCAGGGATTGCGCCGCCTCCTGCCTCTGCGTCGCATAGGACGGTCCTGTAGTGACCACCACGTCGTACTTGCCCGCCGTCAGGTCGTTGTATTTAGCATGACGCCCTTTCCTGGCCGCGGTCTCCTCGAGCTTCCGGGCCTCGATGCTTTGGAGCTTTTGCGGGTCGGCCAGGGCCGTCTCCAATGCCGCGCCTACCGTCGTATTGACGGGAGCGAAGGTCTCCGTGTCGTCCGCGTTCCTGATCCTCACGTCCCGCTCCGTGTCGTAGACCTCCGGGATCATCTCGTTTATGACCCTGCCAGAATGGGCGATGGAGCGCGCCAGGTTGTCGATGAAGGCGAAGGTGCCTATGTCCCCCGGCTTCTGGCGCTGGAGTATGGCCTTGCCGGAGAGCTCCGGCCCCTTTTCGCCGATGTCCGCGCCGTACATCCCTATGGTGTCCTTTATGGCCTGCTTCGCCTGGCCGATCTGCTCGAAGACGGCGACGGGAACTCCGCTTATGCCGACCCGCGAGGGAGGGGGCGCACCGGCATCGACGTTGTACTTGAGAAACGGGAAATTCTCGGTGTTAGCCGAGGCATAGTCCTGCTCGTAGCCCTCGAACTGGCGGGCAGTGCCGATCCAGGGCGCTTTCGGGATCATATCGACGATCTCGGCAGCGTCGGTCACCCAGAAGTTGAGGAGGCGCTGCGGGTCCTTGGCGTCCCTTATGAGGCTCCGGACGTGCGTCTTCCCCTCGATGTTGGTCTCCGGCCCGCGCAGCATGACGATGGGGATGAACTTGCCGGGGATATCGTGGGGCCCTTCCAAAATCTGGTTGGCCGTGATCGCGTAATACCGCACGCGGGTCGTCTCGACCTCCCGCTCCTGGAGCACGGTCAGGGAATCGGGAGGGGCGGGGATGGCGGGCGCTTCCTGCCATTCCGCGAGCCTCGCTTCGTATTCCTCCTTGTCCCTTATCTGCCCGTCCGCCATGAGGCAGACCGTCTTTTTCTCCTTCTCAAGGCAATAATAATCTGCGATGAAGAAAGCGTTCTCCGCGAACCATACCTCCTGGCCTATGCCTTTGCCCGTTTTCAGTGGCTCCGCGGGCGCTTCCTTTCCGGGGAACCTCTCCTCGAACTCCTCCCTGGTCACTTTCTCAAGGACAAAGCCGTACTTCGCATCGGCGTAGACCTCCGACTTGGCGGAAGAGTCCATATAAACGAGGAAGGGGTTCTTTATGCGCTCCAGGTAGATTTCCTGGAGGAAGGGGTTGTCTTCGCAATAGCGCGTCCCGATCCTCCATGCTCCGTAGCCGCAGGAGACGGCCATCTCGCCCGCATAATCGTAAATGCCCTCCGCGTTCGAGAGGTACTCTATGTTGGCGATGAGGCCCGACCGGATCCGGGCGATCTCCATGTCGCCGGCGGAATCGACCGGCCGCACCTTCACCCGTGCCCTGTTGTGGCGCATGTCGCCCACGACCTGGTTGATATACTTGCGAAGCTCGGGGAGCTTGAGGCAGGGCCGCCCGCGCAAGCGTCGCCTCTGCTCCTCGCCCGGCTCCCACTGGTCGCCGTTGACGAACTTGAGGTCCTCGACTGCCGCCTGCCTGTTGTGGTCGTCGGCGTCTATCTCGCGCTTGAGGCGCTTAGCGGCTGTCTCTAAGAAGTCACGCTCATTCATGATGCATCTCCGATGCGAAGCATGGAGCATGGAGCAAATGCAGCATAGAGCATAGAGTAAAGACAAAAACGAGCATGGAGCAAATGCAGCATAGAGCAAGGGATCTTAAAACTCCATGCTCCATGCTCCATGCTCCGTGCTCTCTGCTCTGTGCTCCATGCTCCATGCTCTCTGCTGCTCTCACCATTCCCCCCCCAGATTCATGCCGTTCATGATAGACGTAACCGACCGTGCCTTGGGACGAGGACTGTAACCGACAGCGAAAGTCCGGAAAGCGTCGGCACCGTGAGAGCACCACGTGTGAGCCGGACGGTCGGCCAGCTTCTTGGCCTGCTCGTCGTACTCGGCCGCGTAGCCTTCGAGGGCAGACAAGCCCCTGCCGCATTTCTTCTCGTCGA